GAACAGACTGGCACCGCGCAGATCGGCACCGCTCAGACTGGCACCATTATTAAGCGCCCATCGCACTGCCAAACCAAGTTTTATTGATCTTTCAGCATTTTCACCGCAATCAATTTTTGCGACAAATTGCACTTTTCCCGTAAACCGATTAAAGACATTAAATTCAATCATTTCACTCCTCCTTTTGCCCGGATAATCCATTCCTGAAGCTGCGCTTGCGTTTGTTCTGCATCGCCAATCACACTGGCGAGAACATCTCGCGGCGTAATGACGCGCAGAATTGCTTTGTGATCGGAACCCGGCTCGCTATCGCCAGACAAAACATATTCGGCGCTGTACAAAGCATTTGCCACCTCAAAAAGGTGCTTTGCAAACGCCTTGTGCACTTCATTTTCTGCTTTTGCCATTAGCGTGCGCGCAGCATCCTCAACGCGGCTGTAAACGTAATCCAATGATCCGCCTGACATTTTGGCCTCCCTGTGATTGTCTTCCTGCACACAGGATAACACCATGTTTCAGAGTGTCAACATTTTTATCAGAAAAACTCAAAAGAAAATCCCCCGGAGGTTTCCGGGGGATTCTGGTACGGCACTCTGCGTCGGGTTTAGTGACAGCTACCCGTATTCGCGGAACCAAGAGGGCTGTCACACCCTCTGCCGCCTAGCCGCACCATTGAAGCATTGCTACTTGTGACACCGTTTTCGTCAGACTGGTAACGGCCAGACCTTAAACCATCACAATGCTTCAAGAGTACGGTTGGTACGGGGCCTTACTAAGTAAGGCTACTGGAGCGTGCTCTCCGTGTGCTCCAGCACAGACGCCAAGCTCGGACTACGGCCCGGAGTTGGATTCCGCTGGCGCTCGCCAATGGCCTGCCACGCCTTTTCGTGCCTAAACACGGTGCCCGCACCATGAGAGCACTTGGCCATCCGTGGAACCTTTATGCTAGTGGTGTCTTACCGTTCTCCAGTTCACGACTACGGCAACGCACAATTCCAAATGCTCTCAAAGGGCGTTTATGGTGGGGACTAAAAAAGCAATAAAAGTCCCCCTACAATAAATGGAGCCACTGCCACAAGAGTGAACGCGGCCCCGCTGTTAATTTTCATAGATAGATGAGTTAACAGGGTGATGTACAGAAGTATACCTGCCACAGACAGGAGCACGATACCCATCTCATCGGGGGTCATTCCACTTGTTAATGTCATGGCTCATACTTCCCTGTTTTTGGTGGGGAGGGCAGGACTCGAACCTGCGGTGTTTCCAGTGTAACAGATTTACAGTCTGCGCCGTTCGCCGCTACGGTAACCTCCCCAACATTTCCTACAGTGTACTGTAATCAATCTCCTCTGTCAATAGCGTTTTCAATAATCTCCTGCACCGCTTGGTGCAGTGATGGATATACTGGGCTACCAAAGACACAGTACCGTTTTTCAAAGTACTCTGCGCGGGCTAGAATATCCTCCCTTTCGTCAGATGACAGACTCCCCATGATTTTTTCCAGTATGGCTAATTGCAGCGCCAGTGTGCGCGGATCAGCTAACATTATCCCCCCCCTGTTTTAGTATGAATAATCAATTTCCCCTGCCAACACCCCTTTCTGGTAGTTGGTGGGGGCATTTTCGAAAAAGTTTGTGAATTCCAAGCCGGAGATGTGATCTTCCAGCCAAGGAAGCGGGTTCTGTGTCACTTCCGGGAACATGGCCGTGGGATGATCCAACTGCGCCAGCCGCAGGTTTGCGGTGTACTTCACATACTGCTTCACATCTTCTTTGGTGATTCCAGTGATTCCGCCGAGATCAAACGCCAGATCAACAAAGTTGTTCTCCAGCTCCACCATAGACCGAGCAATCTCCGCCACCTTGTCATCGTGCCCGACTTCTTTCCCTTCCTCAGCAAGAAGGGCATGGTACAACTTAATCATGCCCCGGACATGATCCTGCTCATCCCGGATGCTCCAGGACACAATCTGCCCCATGCCCTTCATCTTGTTGAAGCGGGGAAAGTTCATCAGCATGGCAAAGCTGCTGAACAGTTGCAGACCTTCGCCAAAGGCGCTGTACTTTACGATCTTCAACGGCAGGGACAGGCTGTCGTCGTTGAAGAAATAGTCATGCTTGTCCTTCATCTGCCGGTACTGGGTGAATGCCTCATACTCGCTTTCAGGCATCCCCACCGTATCCAGCAGGGCAGCATACGCCGAAACATGGATGGCCTCCCTCGCTGCAAATGATAGTAACATCATCCGCAGCTCCGGCGTCTTCACTGCTGGGAGATAATGGTCAATGTAGCTTGACGCTACATCCAGATCGCCAATGACAAAGAACCTGAAAATCTGCCGCAGGAACTCTTTCTCTGCTGGCGTCAATCGCTGGTTCCAGTCCTTGATGTCTTCCTGAAAGTTCACCTCATCAGGAAGCCAATGCAGCTTCTCTGAATCGTTCCACGCCGTGAAGGCCCACGGGTAAGTGAATGGCTTGTAAGTCAGTCTCTGTTGCTTGTAGCTCATCTCATTTTTTCCCTAAGCAGCGTTCATGGTATGCCAGATGAAGCAGGGAAACGGCGTAAGACATCTTCCACCGGTCTTTCCCTGCCCACATGGTCTCAACTGTTCCATCCATGGACGAGTATGCAAACGCAATACCAGCAACATCATTCTTGAGCACCTTCTCCCGAAGGGAATCCAGATACTCCAGCATGTCGGCTTGCGCCGCGTCCTCACTTCTCTGTTGCACAGTCCTGAATTTTACAATCTCGGCCATACACCCTCACGCTTGGCATGACATGCATTCGTCGCTGGAAGGCTGCTTTGTTGGCAGGACAAATGCTTCGCCATCTTCAGGCTTGGTGTCAGTCCGGCAATAATACAGCGTCTTCAGTTTGCCCTTCCACGCCTTCATATGTACTGCTGAAACATGGCTTTTGTCAATCACATTATCAGCGTTCGGGCGGAAGAACAGGTTCACACTCTGTGCCTGACAGATGTACGGCTGTCTGGCAATCGCGTGTTCAACCACCCAGTTCTGATTGATCTCATAGGCGGTCTTGAAGACCTCTTTCTCCCAGCTATCCAGAAAGCTGAGTGTCTGCACACTGCCCTTGCGCCGGTTGATCTCGCGCCAAGCGGCTTCGGGATCAGTAACCCTCTCTTGAATCAGTGCGTCCAGCACCGGGTTCTTGATATACAGTGTCCCTGACAGCGTGTTCTGCTTCATGATATGCCCGGCCACCGGCTCAATGCTGGGGCTGGCCTGTCCGCAGATCAGGCTGCTGGTGCTGTTTGGCGCAATCGCCAAGATATTGGCGTTCCTGTCACCGCTACCTACTAAATCTGGTGCCTCCCCCCGCACAGTTGCCAGATATCGGCTGTGTGCTTTTGCTCGGCCTTTGATCTCAGCGAAGATGCGCCGGTTCATGCCAACGGCGACAGATGACTCAAACGGAACGCTTTTCAGTTGCAGGTAACTGTGCCATCCCATTGTACCGAGACCAAGCGAACGCTCGCGGTATGCCGAGAACGCCGCCTTCATGAGCGGCAGGCTTTTCTTTGATGCTCCGTTGAGCATGGCCACGGAGATAAAATCTCCCAGCGTCTCCGGCTTTTCCTTGTCAAGATCGCCGATAGAGCATTCAGTCACCTTCTGCACGAACACGGTGATGACGTTATCCAGCATCTCCACCATGTCTTCCACAATGGCGGTGTCCTTCCAGTCGTCATAGTACAGCAGGTTCAGCGAGGACAGGCAGCAGACGCCAGAACGATCCTGATTCGTTGCCAGCTCGATCTCCGAGCAGTTGCCTGTAACGATGCCGTTAAATGTACCACGGCCTCGCAACGGCTCTTTGAAGCAATAAGTGTCGTCTGACCTGCCTAAGTCCTCCACCCCCATAACGACAGGGCCTTGTACAAACAGATGCCCTGCAAAAATGGCTGGCAAGGCGTATGCCTCAAGTTGCATACCGGGAGCAAGGCGCATTGCTTCAATGACCTCTACGTCCTCGCTATTATTCGGCCTGCGATCTATATAGAACTTATGATATGGGGTGCAGTCGATATACCGCCCATTAGAGAAACTCACCCGGATCAATTTTTGATTGCGTCCGGTCTGCTTAGGAATGACGGGAGACCAGTGCTTCCCATTCCACACATGGACGAGTTTTCCTGCCGCCCACTCAATAGGAACATCGCCGTGTTCTTTAGTGAGAATTAGCGTTTCAGGTGCAACACACAAGTTACTCGTATTGATTGCAAGTCCACGCTTCTGCAACTCCGGGTGCATCTGACGGTTCGCCTCGTCAATCCAGTGGATGTACGGCTCACCGCGCTCAATACGCGCCGCAAGAATTTCTTCCCACAGCTTGCGGGCAGGGACAATGTTCTTGATTTGTTTCGTGTGCGGATCAATCAGCTCCCACCCGGCACCGGCAATGACGGCTTCCATGAACTTGTCCGGGATGTTCACGGCATGGTGCAGATCGAGGAACTTGCGCCGGGGATCACCGCCGGTGGGCTTACGGGCAGAGATAAACTCCTCGATCTCCGGGTGAGACACGTCCAGATAAATAGCTGTAGCACCGCCGCGTGTGCGGCCTTGCTTGAACGCCACCATCAGCGGATCAACGCACTTGATGAACGGCAGCATTCCGGTGCTTTCATTGCCCCGGCTTGTCATCGTGCCGTCAGAGCGCAGGTTCCCTGCATACAGGCCCACGCCGCCTGAACGGCTGCTCATTGTAGCCACTTCTGTCAGCGTGTTCATGATGTCATACAGATCGTCCTGCATCTCCGTTGTGTAGCAGGATATGGGCAGCCCTTTTTTGTTTCCCGCGTTAGATAGTACTGGACTGGCAAACATCATCCATCCCTTGAGAGCATACTGATATAGCCGCTCTGCATGGGCATCTGTGCTGCTATATGCCTTCGCAGCACGGCGCATTCCCTGTTCCGGTGTCTCCCCTTCCAGCAGATAGCGTCCTTCGAGGATGCGTCGGGAGATGTCATTGAAAATGGACATAATGCCTCTTTTGTCACGATTATATAAAAAAGTGACGCGATTATCGCTAATCGCGCCAAGTTGAAGAGCAAGGAGAACCAAAGTATCAGACAAGATCGCTCAGATCGGGAGCAACGTATGCGTCACCTTTCTGAAGTTTCCCTTTGACCTTTGTATATGTACCGTCTTTATTCCCCTTCGTCAAGTTGCTTTTCGCAACCCGCTCGAACGCTTCTTCGACATTGATGCCCAGAGCAACGGCGAGCTTAAAGCAGAGGAATAGGACATCATTCAACTCCTTGGTGAGGTTCTCTTTGTCCTGTACATCGTCGAACAGTTCACCGGCCAACTCATCCATTTCCGAGTTAAGTCCGTCCCAAACAGAGGCAATGTGCGCTTCTCCTGCATCCCCAACCGGGAAATCGTACTTGACGCAGAACTCCTCAACGAGTCCGTAATAATCAATCATATCAGTGGGCATTTGCGTATCTCCGGTAATAGTTGGAAGCGATCTCGCCGCTTGCTACAGGGGGCGCTTGCCACCGCTGCGCCAAACGGGGGTAATATGTCACGTCTGCTCTGACGCCATACTCAGTGTCCAGCAGGAGTGCCAGATAATGAATCGCCTTCTGTATATCAGCCACCCCACCCTTATCGTGGTGCCGGGTAACATACTTGATAACATTCCCTTCAAGAAAGCCGAGGCTGTTTTTGACGATGTAGTCCACCGGCTGGATGGGTAGATCGTAATGTTCAGGTGTGTCAGTCATTGTGCAGATACCAGAATCGTTTGCGTTTGTCCCATATTTCGTCGTCCAGCAGGTCCACCAGTTCCTCTGTGGAGAGGTTGAGGTGATCGAGAATTTCTTCCTGCTCCAGGCTATCCACGATGCGCTCTTTCAGCTCATCAAAGGTAATCCCGAAGGAGGGATCGTATCGAGATTGTTTCGATTTCAAACTCATTGTTCTCTTCCACTCTCATCATGACAACCCCCCGCCAGTGCGGGGTTGGTGCTTTTTCAATGTACTCTGGTTGATGCTCGTAGAAGCAGCCAACATTCAGAATCTGTTGCCGGGTAGAATTTTTTCTCTGGAAGCTCTGGAACACAAGCTGGTGCGTGTGACCAAATACGACAGAGTTATTATACACCCGATGCGCTTTATTTGCAATATCATTTCCGCTGATCGGCTTGCCATTTCCGGCAAACGGAATGTGCGTAAAGGAAATGCCGTGGATTTTAATGTCATCGCCATACGGCACCCAAATCCACTTGCGCTGGTCAATCCGCAGGTCTTTGCGGATATCTGCGAATCCGACGAACGTAGGATCGCGTTCGAGATAGCGGGTTAGGCGCTGGCAATGGTTGCCTTCAACATAAACTTTCTGCGGCGCATATTGCTTCTTTTTGTTCTCGGATTGCCGTTCATTGTACGCAGCAATCTTTTTGTCAATAGCGTCCAGAGCCAGATTCCCGGCATCAATCTCTGCCTGATACCTTAGCCCTTCCATGCGCAGGCGCTTGTCTGCATCCCAAGCTGACAGGCATGCCATATCCATGAAATCCCCGATGCTGACAATGGCTTCCGGGCGATGCTGGACAATGTAGTTGCCCAGCGCATCAAAGCGGCGCAGGTCTTGCTCCTGCTCGACGTGCGCGTCACCGATCACAAGAATGTTCATTTGAGTGCCCACAACTGAAAAAAGATTTCAGCAGACATAACGGCCAGCGGCTCTTTGCGATCCGCTTTGAGAAACAGGATTCCGGGAAACTCTTTCTGGTGCTTCTGTGCCTGCTCAAAATCCTTGTACACTGAGAAGGACTTCCTAGCCTTACACTCCACCGCAAAGGGGAACAGCTTCCGCGCTTTGGGCGAAAGCTGGATGTCCTCGCCTGTCACCCCCATCGGGGTAGAACGAACGTCATCTGCTTCAAGCTCAGGGTACAGTTCAAGGAGCTTATCCCTGACCCAGTGCTGACTGCGGCGAGCTTTTGCCTTCGCTGCGGAGGGTGTCATAGCCCCCAAATCTCCCTTGCTGCGGCCTTGGACTTATCCCCCCACATATAGGCGCTGAAGTCAGGGAACAGTATATTTGCCAGCTCACCCTTATCCCTTGACATAGACAGGAACCGGCTCACGGAATGGCAGATAGACAGCAGCTCATTCGCTGCATCTGCCGGGTCTTCCAGAACATACAGCGCCGCCTTCTTGTCCGTAGCATACAGGAAATGCTGGTGCTTCCCGGTAGCCATTGCATAAAAAGCGCCTTGCAGGCGGTGGCTGTGGTCGATGCCCTTTGGGAGAGATCGCTTCGTCTTCAGGTCAACACAAGCGTCCTGAAACTCAAAGTCAAGGAAGCCTTTAATCGGTACTGGCAACCCGTTCGGCTGGTACATCAGCTCACGCTGGTATGTCACCAGCTCTCCATATGGCTCAATCAGTTCCAATGCCCCGGTGACAAGCGACTCGTGCGCCGGATTCTCGCGCCCGTGCATCCGATCATACAGCGCCTTCTCCGCATCAAGTCCGCGCTGCATCACCTCGGAGGAGTCGTCCTTTACCCCGTACAGGTAACGAACTACCCAGAGGGAGGGGGCAGTCCGAAACAGATTCAGACTGCTCGGCGACAAGTGCCCGATGTTGAAGTGCTCAAACTGCCCCGACATGATTAGTACCCCGAAAGCTGTTCAGGGGTAGCCTTACCGCCAAAGAAGTCTGCCAGTTGTTCAGCACCGGCCGCAACAGCAGACAGGCCATCGGGATCAAGTTTCCCGGCAACGTACAGCTCGGCAACAATCTTGGCTGCGGATTGCAGCATGATCTGACGCTGACGCTCGGCATCCGTTTGGCGCGGTGCGGTTGAAGCAGCCTGCCCTGCGGCAGCAGGAGCGCCCGCACCTGCAACCGTGAAGGTGCCCTTCACAATGTCCTTGTAGCCTTTTGCGTTGACAACGTAGTCAAAGGACACCACATCGCCCTTGCTTACAGATAAGGGACCTTGGTGGTTGTACCACACGTCACCTATTTTAATGCCCGGACGGGCTGGGGTTCGGGCGTTCACCCCCTCAACAACCTGTTCAACAATCTGAGTCATACTTTTACCTCTGTTTTACACTCTTTCCAATTTGTTCCGTATTCAAGATCGACCTTGAGCGGCAATTCAAATTTGATGTTGAACAGATTATACAAGTCTGTTGGGGTATTTTCAAGCGTTTGTTTCACAATCGGAGCAAAAATTTCAAGGTAATCCCGGCGCATATCGAACAGGTAGCTGTCATGGATTGTGTTGATAGCAAGGACCTTCCCATCGAAGAAGCTATGCTGTTGCAGCGCATCAAGCAACCGAACCCCTGCCAGTGCCACCACCATCGTGGCAAAGTGCTGGATCGGGTAGTTTTTGATGTGCGTAGGGGACAGCGAAAGCTGTTTTGTCTCAAACTTCTGGTACTGCGGGAATGACAGGATCGCACCAAACGGGCTGCGGTATGTGCCAGTTGCCGCCATAACAGACAGCGGCTGGAGGCAGCCATTCAAGTACGGGATTGCTTTAAGGCGATCCTGCATGAATGTCACCTTGTGCGTTGCCTGCACCTTATTTGACTCTGCGATGGTCTGGATGTTCTCATAATAGTGCTTTACCAGAGGATACCGCTCATCCTCTTTCTCAAACATCTGTTGTACCACTTCAACAGGGATGCCAGTGTCCAGAGAAATGGAGTTTGCCCCGGCCCCGTACTCCTTAGCAAACGACACCCCCTTGGCCCGTTTACGAGCTTCAACAAACTCAGGATTCTTTGCTGCAACTTCGCGGATAAAGTCCTGATATGTTGCTGGTCTGCCAAGAATGGCCGGGGATTCAGCAGCAAACGCTGCTCTCAAGCAGTGGAAATCAACACCGGCAAAAACATCGGCAATGAATGCCGGGTCTTGCGCACAATGCGCCTTGCAGACGATCTCTAACTGCGAGAAGTCCACCTCCAACAGGACGCCATCCTCGAACCGGGAAACAAAGGCCCGCTTGAACTCTGACTGGTTTGTCAGGTTCTGGGCGTTCGGATTTGAGCTGGATGTCCGCATGGTTGCGGTCACAGCGTGGTTGATGTTTGGGTGTACTTTACGATCGGCAAAAATCAACTGCGCAACAGCGTTACCAGAGCGACTTTCGATGTAGGTGCCATAGTCTTTAGAGACCTTCCGGTATTCAGAAAGTGTGACAAAAAAGTCGTGCTTCAACTTCAGGGCCTGAATCACGTCATCATTGGTGGAGATGCCCTTCTTGGTCATCCACTGTGGCTGCGGCTTGATCTTGAAGATATTCACCGGGACACAAAAGTCATACCATCTCAGGACGGGTTCGCCTTTTTTTGCGCCGCTTTTAAAGAAAACCTGATTGCCCTCCCCGTCAAGGAGGGGCATTTGTTTTCGATACTTGATGTCACCGCCAAATATAAAAGCTGATAGCTGATCCGGCGAGTCAGGGTTGATAACGTCCTTCGGAATCTGCGGATACCGAGACGACAGAAAATCCACAAGGCGAGCGTGTATGTCTTGGCGCTTCTGATATACCCGCTCTTTGTACTCAGAAATCCACGCTTGATCTGTGTGCAGTCCATTGTACTCCATCTCCGTTGTCAGTAGCATGAATCGGAAAACTGTTTTTGCCAGCGGCAGCATGTTCTGCTCCCGCATCTTTTTAATCTGCCCTTCCGCAATCAGGTGTGCGTTCAAAACGTCATCCTGAAGGTATGGCTCCACCACCACCGGGTCAATGTCCTCGGTGGATATGCCAGCGTCCCAGAACTCCTTGATTGCAGACTCCTTGAGTGTGCCGCCATACCGGGGCGCAACCGTGTCCAGAGAGGGCAGGGACTCCCTCTGTCCCTGTAGCATATACTCTGCTACCATTGTGTCCCAGATGTAATTCTCCAGAACAAAATCCCAAAGCATTTTCCTGTTTCCGGCGTCATCCTGGACGTGCCAGCGGTGCTTTCTGGCATACAGCAGGTCGAACTTGATGTTATGCCCGGCAAAGATATATTTTTTGGTAAGGTCAGGCAGCAAAAACACCCCGCCAAGTGCATCCTGCGGGGTGTTGAATCGTTCTATTTTTACATCCTTTGATCCTACCTTATACCCAAGATAGACTGCCCAGTTTTCAGGGCAGTGCGGATTGCCAGCAAAATTCCCTACTTTGTTGTGGGTGCTGGTTTCCGTGTCAAACGTCACCAAGATTGCCATAACCGGTCCCGTACAGTGCTTCGATGTTTTTTGTTGAAACACTATACCGCTCCCCGGCGCAGAGTTCAATAGGCTGTGTCGCTGCCCGGATCAGAAACATGTTCTCTGTCTTTGTTTCCTGGCCAAGTGAGCGGACATTCATTCTCATACGCTCTTGAAACGCTTCCTGCACAACGAAAGACACATAAATATCAAATATCTCCCGCACCCGTTTTTTAGGCAAGCTGGAAAAGGGTCGTTGTCTGCACAGATTTTTGTATATGATAGTAGCTCGATGCTCATTCTCAAGCATCCCGCTTTCATACGCAATCAGGATAATTGCCGACATCACGCCCTCAAACTCGCTCCTGTCCATCATGTAATCCTCAATCAATTCGTACAAAAACGGGTTGGTCAGGAATCGCGTCTGCATATCTGTTGCCTAAATCAAGGTGGATGTGTGACTCATAGCTGAATACGCGCCAACCTTGTTGGATAGCAAGCATGATGAGCTGTCCATTATATACAGGATCGCGTGTTGCCACGTCAACAGCGCAAGTGAATGTGTTATACACCGGATTCTCCATCAGGTGGAACGATGCCTTGGCGACGCGATAGCCTTCTTTCCTCAGCCTTGCCATTGTTTCAGGCGAACGGCAAGCCGACGTGATCTTCATCGGCCTGTCCAGCGCCACACGCAGCCGTTCAAGGTCGTTCAGAAAGCCCGGCTGTAGCCGGAGCGTCTTTGTGTGCGGGTCCATCAGCTCGCCATAGGTAAAATTTGGCGAGATAAGCTGACGTTCTTTTCCTGCTGCATTGATTGTCATACTGCCTCCAGATATGCTTCTATGAATGTTTGCGCGACTTGCGGGACGATGGCATTGCCGTAACCCCGCAGTCGTCCCACTCTGGCGGGAACCCCATGAGCCAGCGGGAATGTGCCGGGTTCAACTGGCCGCCACTTTCCATCCCGGCAGTAGAGCCAGTCAGCATCTCGCCAGAAACCGTTAGTCGGGCAGGGCCGTCCCGTGTCTGCCAACCAGTCATCGCCGCAAAGTCTTGCAGGTTTGACTGACGCCCGGCTTTCTTGCGGGCGATCACTTTGTCCGGGTCTTGATAGGCATTCTTGACGTTGCTGGCGTTCGGCGTCGGCCAGCCCGCCAGAGCTGCCATCCCCGGCGTGTCTTTCCAGTCCCTCGCTGATGGTGTGACCCAACCGCACTGCTGTGCCGCCATTGGTAGAGTCATACCCCCAACTCCTTTCGTTTTCCCCGCAGCTATATGACGCTCGTTCCGTTTGAGTTTTGTTTCCCACGATTCGTTGCTGACATCCGCGCACCTCGGCGTTGGCCACCCAGTAGAGTCGCTGTCTGATGTGCGGGGAGCCGACGCCCGCAGCGCACAAATCCGCCGCCCCAAAGGCGTAACCCGCGCCTTCCAAGTCAGTTTGTACAAGGTCGAGCCACGCAAGGCCGTCTTTGCTCGCAACCTGCTCGCCAAAGACGATTGCAGGGCGGCACTGCTCAATGAGCCAATGGAAGTGCGGCCATAAGTGCCGCTCGTCAGCAACCCCTTTTCCTCTGCCTGCCGTGCTGAAAGGTTGACAAGGACATGATCCTGTCCAGACTGGTCTGTCATCAGGCCATCCTGCAAGCCGCAATGCGTAACTCCATCCTCCGATTCCGGCGAAGAAGTGGCACTGTGTATATCCCCCCAAATCAGAAGGGGAAATGTCTCGTATGTCCCGATCATCAACATCTCCATTGGCAATAAGGCCGTTTTTTATCAATTCGCGCAACCACGCTGCGGCCTGCGGATCGTTTTCGTTGTAGTATGCTGTCATACTTCAACATCCCTGATAATGCTGTTAGCTCCGTCGAAAATAACCTTATGCCCCCAGACCCGGATCATGGAGGGGTCTTTCAGGGAGTCCGGTGCAAAAAACTTGTTCTTCGCCACGTTGATCCAGCGATAGCCTTCATCGCTGGAGTCATTCGTGCTGCCGATCAGCACTGCACCATCCAGTGCGGCAGGTGTGCCGGTCTTCGAGAAATAAATGTGCGTCATGTCCACAACCTTCTTGTTGTCGCCAGACTCTGACAACTGCGCAGCGGTAAACACCGGGCAATTAAACTCGATTGCCATATTCCGCGCCCACTTTGAGATTTCCTCGAAGTAGTTTGTATCTCGCTCTTTATGCCCTTTAATTTTGATATTGTAAAGGGGGTTAAACGCAATGATCCCGATCTCATCCCGCATTGAATCGAAGACAGCGTATAGGTCTTCGGTTGTCCACGTCCCGCTGTGGAATACTTGGAAGCGGTGTGTGATGTCAGAGACACCGGCACCGAAGGTGCTGCGAACGTTTGTGTAAGCGCGAAAGTAGATGTCGTTCGGGTCTTCCTCGGAGGAGATGAACAGGGCTTTCTTCCCTTCCGGGAACTGCTTGATAAGATAGAGAGATTCGGAAAGGAGTGCGGCGGTTTTGCCTCTATCGGGGCGCGCACCGAACAGGATCAGCTTCCTCGGCCTCAGCTTGCCGAATGACTTGTTCAGCACAGACAGTCGCCATTTCCACCCTGGTTCCTCGTCCATCGTCATTTGAACCTCATCCCACGTCTTGAGGATACGGGTGTCGGCAATGATCTTCTCGGCAGTCTGAAAACTGCCTGCCTTGATTTGTTTACTGAGGAACTCGGCGGTACGATCCAGCGCCTCGCCCTTGCCGTCAAGATACTGCTGGCACCGGAACAAGACCTCTTCCGCCAGTGCCTGCTCGTGCAGCTTCTTTGCCAGCGCCTCGACAAGCCAGTGCTCAGGCACATGATTGTGCAGACGCTCCAGCATCGCCTTGAGCGTATCTTTACGGTCGTCTTTGAGCACTGGCGCTTTGACCAGCCAGAGCCATGAATCAAACGCTGGGTCAATCTCCGGCGCAACGGTAGATGTGAAGTACTCCTGAAAATACCCAAGTAGTTGCTTGGATTCTTCTGTCAGGGCAGAGACAGGAATCCTGGAGAAATGCTTCTCCAGGATTTCCCGATCACCCATCACTTTTAGCAAGTCAAGTTCGGCTGTCATTTGGCTTCAGATGCTCCGCTATTTGCTCGTAAGTGATGGACAACACTGATTGCGATTGATTCTCAATAGCGGCTTTGAGAATAGCCCGCATTGCTTCGGTCGAAAGGCGATCCACATCCAGCATCATCTGGTCTTTGGTCTTCAGCAGGGATGCCTTCGCCTTTTTCATGTCACACCAGCTTCCGCAGCGTCTCGTACACGACCTCAATCCGCGAGTCAGCGGTCAAGCCATCGTCGTACAGCGTTTCATACACGACATCAATAGTGTATTCTGTGGCGGCAGATTCCCCAAACGCATGGGTAATCAGAAGATCAATGTACGGGCTGACCAGCCGGTGACATGGGAGAACATCATCCAGGTTTGAATTGGTATGGCGGTACACCACATCATCCAGCTCCATCTGATACTGGATGGATTCCACCAGCGGCCTAGCCCACTCTTTAAACGTTTCAAAGTCCATCATGATTCTTTACCCCAGATCAGTTGCATGAGTTCGCGTGTGTGATGTTCTTTCGGATCACGGTCCGCGGTTATTATACCAATCTCCGCCTTGCACAGCAAGGCAAACTTGCGCTGCATTATGCGGACAGAGCGCAACACATCTGCGGTGTCGTTGTCAAGGAAGATCAATATCCTTCTGAATCCCCGACTGGCAACGTGGTTCACATGGAACTGCATAAGTCCGCTGCTCATACATGCCACTGCGGTGGTCTTCGGCAGCTTTGCCACGCGAATTGCTGATAGTATATCCTCCACAATGACAACGGTGTCCGTCACCTGCTCAAAGTTCCGGGCATAGAATGCCTTTCCCCAAGGCGTTCCGTCATGATACGTCAGGTACTTCGGCCCGTCCCCGTTCAGGCGACGATCCTGCCTGAGACGCATCTTGCCTTCCCAGAATCCG